GGTGCTGAATCAAAAGATCCTGCATAGGTCCAAGCTGAAAAGTTTGATATACCTTGCGATATAACAGAAACCTTTAAGCTGTTTCCTAGAACTCCTGGATATTTAGCAACCCAATCTCCCTTTGATAGGGAGCCGTTAGCATAGTTGTTATCATAATCTTCTTTATTCTTAATCAGTTGTCCGGAACCATCTGCAGTCGCGTTATCGTGACCTGATAATACCCTAACAACCTTCAGCGCGTTGCCATACTTTAAGAATGCCGCGGCTGTAAGAAAATACTTAGCTGTACTGTCATCTGGTGTACCAAAATGCTCAGCTAGTTCTGATTCAGAACCCACTGTTTTGATTTCTCCCACCGGACCCCAGTTAAATGATCCTGCAAATCCGCCAATACTGGTAGATACTGCTGGAATCACGCTAGTTGCGTCGATCTCTTTGACCTCAACGCCTGGTGATACTTGAAATGCCATCGCTTTATCCTCTTTTTGAGTTAGTTAATATGTCTCATAATACGGTTATATTCAATATGTTTATTTATACTTATCGAAATTCTAAGTGTCGGTTCTATCTTCTTTACCGACGTGATCAGATAGAATAAATCTCCTGTTTGGGTTAACTGCAACTTTAAATGTAGTCATTAAATCTCTATTTAATAACATTTCCGAAGCAGAATCAGTTGTAGTTAAACCAACCCTTGTATTTGGGTATGATTTATTATTAAAATTAACAGTCATTTCTATAACTGGTCTTTTTTCCTGGACTGTTGGTAATCTTCTAGCTATTGATACATCTACTATTTCGGATTTAAATTTATTACCATTCTTTTCCCATATAGCTGTATCGCCTTCTATTTCTAGTTTATCTACATGTAGCATACTAGCATTTGTACCATTTCCAGTGTCAAACTTACCCCGTATTGGATGATCTAACCCTTCGATTGTTATTCTTTCTATATAACCACACTCTGTTCTAAATAGTGGTTTCCTATGTAATTCGTGTATAAAATGATCTATTATATTAGCCAATACCTGCTGATCGTTAATTTTTCCTATAGATTTACCATCTTCTAAATCATAACCATTAAAGTGTGAACGAATACCAGGTGAACCATTTATCTCTAATATGTAATAATCTTTTCCAACTTTACAATGATCAACACCGCAATATAGTGCGCCAGTCGCACGTGCGGACTGTTTAACGAGTTCTTTTTCTTCATCTGATAGTTTATATGGCCTAGTTTTTGCACCTAAGTGGACATTGTTTCTAAACTCTTTATCATCTTGTTTAACTCTTTCTGCTGCTCCTAATATTCTACCATTTACAACCAATGTTCTTATATCTGATTCTAAAGGTAAATATTCCTGGATTAATAACTGTGCTTCATATTTCCATAAGGATTGACAAACAGAAACTAATGATTGTTTACTCTCTGCTATAGAAACACCAACACCTTGTGTACCAGTTAATGTTTTAATAACTACTGGAAATTTACCACCAATCTTTTTATGTGCGCTTTCTATTGATTTAACATTTGTTATAACAGATGATTTAGGTGTAGGTATATTATTACGATCTAGAGCAATTACGTTTGACATTTTGTTATCACATAACATCATAGATTCTAAATCGTTAACCATAAAGAAACCGTATGTACCTAATGTTGATACCAGAGACTGTGATACTAAAGTTTGTATAGCTCCGGCTCTTACGAATACAATTGAATTTTCTCTACTAATTTCTACTTCACTATCTTCACCATCATAATTTTGAAAAACAACAGAACCTAAATCTACATCTGCGTTTGATATATAAGCTTCTTCTACATTTATTAATGTAAATTTCATTCCACGCTTTTTAGTTATCTTACCAACTATATCGGCGAATGTTCCTTCTTCATCACCTAACCCAAGAACAATACAATGTAGCTTGGAAGGGTCTTTTTCAAATACTACCTTCTCCGCGAGATCATCCTCGTATTCGATTGTCGGCTTAGGATCTATGTAGTCTTTAAATTTCATATTACCAGTTTATAAATTTCGTATCGTCCTCGAACCATACGTTTCCGTCTTTGTCTTTAGTATATTTATGCTCTTCAGATTTCTCACCTAAGAAACCAACAGGAAGCATATCATCTTGTATTGCTGCTAATCTTTCCCTATATAACATATCTTTCATATCAATATCGGTTAATGATCTAAATATATCGGTTGTAGTAAACCAAGCAAATAAAACTAAATTCATCATTAAGTCATCGTGGTTAGGTGCTATAGCCATAAAAGAATTACCCTTAGAAACAAATGTACTCATTTCTATTATAGTATTAGCATCCACGATTTCTAGTTTTTTCTGTTCTATTAAATCTTTTATTGTAGAACATCCAATACGTTTTACCCGTCTAGTCATTGTAGCACCAATGGCATTTGCTTTCACAGATGATTCTACAAATATATTTTCATATTCTAAATCATAATATAATCCATTACAAACTACTGCGCCTTGGTCATTAGATTCTACAATGACGTATGCATCATTATAACTCTTAGCATATTTGTATATAACATCAGGAAATAGCATAGGAGATAAATTATTATCTCTAAAAGTAGCTACTTGTTTAAAAGGTTCTACACTTACATCTATAATAGTAAATGTACTATAATCCTGTCCTCTTCCTTTTGCAACATCCACGGTCATTATATACTCATGACCTTCTAATGCCTGTTCGTATATCCAAGCATTTTCTTTTATTAGTTCTGGTTCTTGACTTTTTTGTGAAAGCAGATAATTAGCATCAATTAATGTATTACCTCTTCCGTGAAAAGTATTACCAAATTCTTGTTCAAATTGTAATTCAGAAGTATTTGAAATAGTTTCTTTTTGCCATTTCTTATTTCTTCCTGGTACATCCCACCAATCTATTCTGAAAGGCTTATAATCATTTGTTCCTTGTACTGCACCTTCCCATAGCTTATGGTATACATTACCTATTCCGTTTGCAGTTGAACATATTATAATCTGTGTATCTTTACCTGCTGATACCACCGGATATGTTGATGTATAAAATTGTGCATCATTATCAATAAAAGCAAACTCATCTAAAAATAATAAATTAATAGATAAACCCCTTATAGAACTTCCAGAGGTTGCTGCTGCTAATATCTTAGAATTATTACTAAACTCTAATGAACCTTTATTTAATGCCTTAGTTCCTGGCTGTAAAAAGAAAGGTAAGTTTTCTAGAGCTAATGTTATACGTGCTAACATTTCTCTAGCTACCGCACCTTTGTTCGCAAGTATAGCTATAGTTTTTTCAGGGTGAAATACTGCATACCAGAGTATATAAACCACACTAGATATGCTTTTACCACTCTGTCTACATGCTAACACTATACTAAATCTATTATCATTAAAGTGTTTAAACATCTTCTTTTGATAAGGATATAGATTAAATGGTACTAATCCTTCATCTAAAGATATAATCTTAACATACTTCTTAGCAAAATATACAGGATCTTTCATACACTTCATGTACTCCTGTATTTCCTGCTTACTGAATTCTGTTTCTACGCCATCCCGTTTTACATTGGGATTACCTAGATAACCAAATTCGTTATTCTTAATTCTCTGCATCAATAAAATCTTTATCTAATATCATCTTTTGTAAATCAGCTGTACTTCCTACAAATAAATTGTTATTAGTTACCAATCGTTTCTTTTCTTCTTCAACTTCTTCTTTGTTTAAAGCTTTCTTATTCTTCTGTAATTCCATAAGTTTATCAGTAGTATCAGCTACATCCTTAATAGCTCTACTTAAAACTTCGAACGCCCGCGGGTGTTCGCTCTCGCGGGCGAGCTCGGCGAGTACGTCGAGCGAGCGCATGCCCGTATTAATTAAGTCTTTATATGTGGATCTTGCCAGTTCATAATCATCTTTAATATCTTTCTTTTCTTTATCTGCGATAATTACTTCCGACTTTTTGATTCCAGGAAGATTTTTCTCTAGTGACTTTTGTAGCTTGTCTTTTTTGTCCATAATATATCCATTACGATGTTAATACTATTACCTGTCCACCCATCTTAGCGTGGTTAGCACAATAATAGAACATATTTTCCGGTGTGTTTTCCACTGGTGAAAATAATGTCCTAGATGTTGTAAATGTTAGTGTGGTACCATTTGCAATTGATACAGCAGCTGCTAGTGTTAAACTATTACCACTAATGTTAGCCACAGTAGTATTAATTCCTGTAGCAGTAACTACATCACCAACTTTTATATTTGTATTAGAAGCTGTTAATGTTACACTTGCACTTGAACTAACTGCACCATTTACCTGACCAGTTGTAGTAGTTGTATCTGTTACTACCCCTGTTGTATATGCTACACCACCTGCATGTGTTCCATCATTTATAGTTGAAAATCTAATTGGATGTCCGCTTGGATGATGGAATATATAAGTGTTTCCTCTATATAAGGTTAACGTAGGTTGTACTTGGGCAAATAAGTTAAATTTATTAGAAGTAAATGTTAAACTAGTATTATTTGCAATGCTCTGTGCTGTAGTTAATGTTATTTTAGTTGGGGAATTAATAGCAGATATTTGCGGTGTACCACTTACACCTGTTCCACTTACCGTGTGACCAATCTGTAATGCTGATGTATTCACAAGCTGTAATTCTGCAGAGTTTGATGCTGCAGCTGCTGTTGTCACGTTTACCGGATAAGGTTCAACTGTTACGTCATATATGAACTGATCTCCTCCAACCACAAATTGGTTTTCATCATAAGCTACAGTAACTACTTTATTATCTGCAGTATCAGAAGGTCTAACAGTATAATTAAGTCCTTCAAAGAATTCACCTGTTTGTCTATTTTCAAAGTCAAGATTA